ATATAACATAACAAAGTTTAAGATGACACTAAAAAAGAAAGTGAAGGAAATGTAATGCCTAAAATGAGAGAGTTTAAATTTACTGGTGGTGAAGAACCGAAAACAGTTGAAGCAATGAGTTATAAAAAGGCAGTCAAATCATATCAAAATAATCATGATATTAAAAAATATGGCAATCTAGTTGAAGTAGAATGGACTTCAAAGAAAGGTAGTGTCTATTTAAAAACACAACAATTACCTATGGGTAGAAAAGATAAACTAGGAAGATGAGAATACTAATAATAGTTTTATTACTAACAGGTTGTACTGCTTACAAAGATGGATCTTCCATAAGAGCATGGGATCCCACAACTTCAGTTATATCACAATTTTTAAAAGCTGCCGTGACAGGTGATACTAAAGATATAAAAGTCAGTAAGAAAGATGAAACAGAGTGGGAGAAAGAATGGGAAAAAATAGATGAGTGAACCAATTGATAGAGACACACACGACCATGATATGACCTACGAGAATGAGCAATCAATGGTCACAATACCGTTAAAAGAATATGATAAATTAAAAGAACAAGGTAACTATATTACAGATCCTAGTTTAATTTCTGTAATAGATAAGATAGAAGAATTGGTAAGAGCATTAAGAAAACACATTGTAAGGAAATTTTAATGAACCTATTAAAAGAAGTAAAAAAATATAGAGACGAAATGGTAGCTAGAAACTATCCGTTTCAAGCAATATCAAACATAATAACAAAATATGAATTAGAAAATCCATCTGTTGAATTAAAAAATGACGATAGAGGACCATTAGACTTGACAAGATTATTGGAAGAAAAAGATAGAGAGATTGCTAGACTTACCGAAAAATTATGTCAATGTGATGCTTGACAAGGTTGAAGAATTTTGTTATAATATTATTATGAAAAATATAATGATAGCATTTTTAGTGTTATGCTTTACCGCTTCTGTGGGAAACACTACTGAGACTAAAGAAAACAAAGTACAAACTTTTATAAACAATGAGATTCAAAAGACAAAAGAATATCAAATTAAAAGTTGGCAAAATGGCAAAGAACAAATTGCTAGAACTATTAATCAAATAAAAGGTTTCTTTGTTAAGAATTAGACTTATAAATAATACTATACGAAATATACAGATACAACAATATACAATTAACATACGAGGAAAATACATATGAATACAAGTATAGCGGCCTTGAAAAGGTCAAAGTCAAACCTAGATACTCTAGTCAGCGAACTTAACAAAGTTGCTGAACCACAAAAACAAAAACAATCATACTCAGACGACAGATTCTGGAAACCTGAACTAGATAAATCAGGCAACGGTTATGCTGTCTTTAGATTTTTACCTGCTGTAAAGGGTGAAGATTTACCTTGGGCAAGACTATGGTCTCATGCCTTTCAAGGACCTGGTGGTTGGTACATTGAGAATAGTTTAACTACTCTTAATAAAAAAGATCCAGTAAGTGAATCAAACAGTTTACTTTGGAATTCTGGTGTTGAAGCAGACAAAGAGATCGCAAGAAAAAGAAAAAGAAAATTATCTTATATTGCAAATATCTTAGTTGTCAATGATGCAAAACATCCTGAAAACGAGGGTAAAGTATTCTTATTTAAATTTGGTAAAAAGATTTTTGATAAGATTACAGAGGCGATGAAGCCAGAGTTTGAAGATGAGAAGCCTATCAATCCATTTGATTTCTGGGAAGGTGCAAACTTCAAACTAAAAATCAGAAAAGTTGATGGTTATTGGAACTATGATAAATCAGAATTTGATAGTCCTACTCCTATTAAAGAGAATGATGAGGCTATCGAACAGATATGGGAAAAACAATATGCCCTAAAACCATTTCTTGCACCTGAGAACTTTAAATCTTATGATGAGCTGAAAAGCAAACTTGATAAAGTTTTAAGTGGTACAAGAAACACTGGCACAGCCGAAGATGTTGCGATCCCACCTGTGACAAACGTGGCACCAGTGCAATCAGAAACAGTTGATAATACTCCAGTTTCTGCTGATATTGATGAGGATAGTGATGATACACTATCTTATTTCAGTAAATTGGCAGAGGAAGACGAGTAATCTCTCCACCTGTTTCTTATGGGGTAGGGTATCAAACCCTACCCTCCTTTATTATAAATAAACATACGACATTATGAATAAGTTTTGAGATATCAAATCATATAAAGGAGATTATATGGAAATTATTAATAAAATAAAGGACTGGTCTAGCGCTTTAGCAGATGTAGGTGTATCGCTTATCGCATTAGGTATTGTTTTAGAAGTTTTATTTAGCGGACAAAACGTACCTTTTTGGCCAGACATTAGCGTAATAGGCAATGTACAATCAATTATCGCAGGCTTTTCTGCTCAAGGTTTAGTTGGTTTAGTTGCTGTTTGGGTACTATACTCAATCTACACTAAAAAATAATTTAATATAATACTAAGGGGGCTTCGGCCCCCTACCTATGACAACAATATGAAAGTGAATTATGAGTAAAGATAGATTAGACATTTCAGATAATACTGCTATTAGTATGCCAGTTAGAAATATGTTGGCTATTATAGGGGCAGTTGCAGTAGGTGTATGGGCCTACTTTGGTGTATTAGAGAGAATCACCATGTTAGAAACTAAATCTCAACTTGCAGAAAAAGATATGCAAGGTCACGTTGAGAGAATAGAAAACGACTTAAACAAAAATACAGAATTTAGGATTAAATGGCCACGAGGTGAGATGGGTGCTTTGCCTGCTGACGGTGAGCAATTTATGCTAATAGAGGACCTCTACAAATCAGTAGAGAAAATAGAAAAAAATCTTGAACA